AGATCAATCGTAACGCTGCTAAGAGATGCCATCAGTCGCTTCTTTCGTTCGATACTCTGACCCAGAGCATATCAACCGCTTTGATTATATCAACTTCGTGCGAAGATAACACAATCCGATTGAGATCGCACCATGCCTTGATGCCTTCCCACGACAATGGGTTAGGGCCAGACATACCATACGTCCGACCCTTACTCATGTCGATGAAGGCATCCCAAAGATGCTGACAATAGTGCGGGAACTCGGGACCAATGAGTTCTTTCGGAACCTTGCCGATCTGCTTCTGCACTTGCAGGAGATGCTGCCTTTCGCTTAGGCCGTCCTTACCAGCACGATCTAAGCGAAAGTTGTGTTCGGCATATTCAAGAAGCTTGGTCTTCGCTATTCCAAAAAAGCGATGTCGTCTCCGATGACGGTTTCGACCTGCTTACGCACCCACGGAAACTTGGTGTAGATTTCGCGGGCTCGCTCTGGGGAGAAGGTTTCTTTCTTCTTCCCAACGCTCAGATTCCAACCCTCAGTACACGCAACCAACAATTCCAACGCTGAGTTGTCCAACTCTTCAGATGTCAGAGAGAGGTTGCCACCAGCCTTCTGCGCAGCAGCAAAGCGCTTGTTCTGCTGCTCATGGCGCTTAGCCTTGTGCTTTGAGGAGTAAGGCCCATGCAGCGTGATGAACATCTCGCTGCCGTCCTCTTCGTTGAGAATGACTTCTTGGGTTTTCGGATTGACGATTTTTACGTCAAGGGTTTCCTTGACCGTTGCAACTGCTTCAAGACCCATCGGGTGTCTCCTGTGTTGTCGGGGTTAATGTCAGGTGGATGGGCGACAGCCCCGACAACCGCCGCCCATCCTAGTCCCGACGTCGGGATTAGGATGTACGGGTGATCTTCAACTGAGTGCCTTCAACGCTGTCGTACAGGGCGACAAACGGCATCTCAATTACACGCGACTGCTCGTTGGCAAGCGGGATCGGCGCACCGTTGTACTTCACACGCGGGAAGTAGAAGGTGTATGGGTTCGCGCCAGTCGGATCGTCAACGCTGACTTGGATCTCACTCTCAGTCTCGTTGAGGAACTTGTTGATCAGCGTGGCGTTCTCTGCGTAGACCGAAAGCGTACCTTCGATGGTCGAACGACCATACTCAAGCGCAGGGGCAACGTCAGAGCCAACAACAAAAGTCGGCGCAAAGGCGTTTGTTACGCTGAAGCTGATCGACGTCACGATGTCCATCAGATCAGTAGAACCAACGCCACCTTCGTAGATCGCACCGTTGTAGCTGTCGAACGGGCTGTTGATAGTGGAAGCCGAAACAGTCTTCCCAGTGCCGCTAATCGTGCCGGTCTTACCAACCATGTCGAAAGATGTCTCGACCATCTGGTTCGGTGCAATGGAGATGTTCAACGTACCGACTGTCATACCAGTGAACAGGCGGAACTGGGTGATATCCTCAAGACGATCTTCAATTGAGAGATACTTCGGTGTTGTACCGACAGTTAGGACGTCTGTGCTAAACGTGGACAACAACGCGCTCTCAAGGAAATCGTCGTAGTTCGCCTTGCGAAGGTCCACTTCAATCGAACCAGCTGCGTTTTTGTTGCCATGACGGTCAACGCGCGGCATGCGGTCAGACTGAATGTCCTGCCCCTGAAGGCGTTCCTTGGTTACGTCCAAAGAGTGTGTCTTGATCGGCAGGTTGGTAAAGGACGTCGCTACAGTGTCAAAATCCGCTTGGACACCGAAAGCGAGAGAACTGCGCGACCCTTGAGCGAATGTTGGCATCTTAGCGTCTCCAAAGGCTAGGTTTCATTCTCGACATTATCATCTTGCACCCATTGTCGCAAGAACAGCGAATCAATCCGCGTATATGTACCAAGCGATCTCCACCGGAACGCAATAAAATGGTTCGCGTTCGAACTGCGCCCCGAGTTCCGCATACTCAATGGACACGTTTATACCGCTTCCAGAAATATCCGTAGAGCCGTCAAACGCCGCCAGAATGGTGTCCGCATAATCGAAGGCTGGTCCAGTGCCGACATCCGTAGGTACGCACACCAGAAGGCGGTACAGACCTTGGTAGCGATGCTGCGGGTTTGGTCCACGCACGGCAGGGCGGCGTGACGTGACGAAGAACTGCACCTCGACATGTTCGTCCGGCGCATTCGCGGTGTACTTCACATTCTCGTAGGCTATCGTTGGAAGCCCTGTCGCAGCCGCCAAAGCCGTGTCGAGAACTGCGCCAATTGTGTTTGTTATCGCCATTGTCAGCCTCTACGTTTCGCAACCGCGTCGTTCACCAACCGAGCAACCTCGCGCTTGGTCTGGGCGTACACCCCATGTTCTGCTTCCACTATAGACGAATATTCCATTGGGTTTCGGAAAACAAAGTTGTTCTGCCCAGGATCAGCCAAGCTACGCACTGCGCCGGCGGCGTTCAGAAGGCCAAACCCATCGATGTCGGCCTTCATATTCTCAAACCCTTTGTTTCGTGCGTCTGGGATCTCGGGAGAACCCTCGCGACTGACGCGAGACGCCTCTTCGGGTCGCACTTGGTTTGAAGTGTAACTTCCGCTTCGTAGCGCCACCTCATGTGTCGAGGCGTAATAACCACTGTCCACAGGACTGACTTGAGAAATGACTTCGGCCATGTTGACCAAGGTTCGATACTTTAACGCACCGACCTGTTGTCGAAGGTCTCGGGCGATCACATCGAAATCCATGTTCTTAACGAAGGCTTTCGCTTGTGTCATCTTAGCCCCTCGTCTGACAGATATACCCCAACACCGTAGATCCAGACTGCATCTTGCGAACAGTCAGAACCTTGACTGTGTCGTCCACGATGTCGCCGGGTTGCGGGGTGTTGTCCATCGGGGTCGCACGAAGAAGTAGCTTCCTGTCGTCTTGCAGGACCGACGTACCGTCCACCTCAACCTCAGTGTATGAGACAAAGACACCTTTGGCCGTCCAGCTGAGTGGTGTCCCACCAGTAACGGTTCGAGTGGCGGGATTGTATGTCCCACCAGCCTTCTCACGAGTGAAGGTCACGTCATAACCGTGCCTGTCTATGATGTTGTTGGCAGCGCTCAGTAGGCTCATAATCCCACATCCCAAGGTCTTGGTTTACCGTGGAAGCATACAACATTTGCGTCGGCTGTAACACCGTCACGTTTCCAACTCACAACCTGACCCGGCAACACGTCTTGCCAGTACGCCACAGAGCCGAGATCGCAATCGGATATGAAGCCCTGATCACCCCAGCGAGCAGGGGTCTTGCACCGAGCCATGTGCTTCTCTGGGTGTTCCAGAAAACGATCATAGATGCGGCTCATGTCGCCGTTCCACGCCATCAGACCCGAACCCATCTGCGTTGGTTTGTAGAAGTCACGCAACGCGATGAACTCGTGTTTCTCAGCGGCAGCGAGCAAGTCGTCCAAAGGTCCGACGATCATCGTATCGAGGTCCATGTAGAGATACGGACCTTTGAACCGGAACAACTCTATCTTTGCCCACCACCCTGGGAACCCATGCAGCATTCTGCTGTCATCAAGCACCTCGAACGGATACCCGCGACATTGCTTTCGAAGTCGTTCGACGTGCTCTTCGGTATATTCGCCACCGCTCCTGAGAACGGTTATGATCCTGCTCATTTGGGTGCGCAGATCATGTTGCGGCGATCCCGCAACTTCCAAGCATAGTCGCGGTGCATTAGCCAAACAGCAAGTTCTTCCACCTTGTCAGTGGTGTTAGCTTCAAGAACCATCTTTGGTCGGCAACGCGAGATCAACTGTTCAGCACCTCGCAGGACGTGGATCTCATGTCCTTCCACATCAACCTTCAGCATGCCAACATCGACGGTGGTTGGGATCGCCTTGTCCAGCGTCACGACCTCAACATCCATTGAGTCCGATCCGCCGTGGATATCCTTCTCAAGGCTGGCACCGCTTGTCAGTGGGAGACGAGGGTTAAAGCGCAATTTGCGCTCCTTGGCCGACTTGCTGGACACTGCGACGTTGCGGAGATCGTACTCCACATCGTTCAGCTTCATGTTTTCCAGCGCTCGCTCATAGGAGTTCGGCAGCGGCTCGAAGCCGTACACCTCGTACCCGCGCATTGCGACCGGGATAGCGAACCATCCGGTCGAGTGCCCGACATCGACATAGGCACGGCCATCTTCCAAATTCGAGAACATCCATGCCGTTGTCTCGGGCTCAAAAGCTCCCTTGCCGGATTTGATGTGCTTGATGATCATGTCGTCTTTGACGATGAACTCAGCACCGTTTGCTTCAAATGTGTCTTTGCTCATAGCAAGTCCTCCAGTGGCCTCGTCGGGAAGGCCGTGACGTTTGAACCCGAAGGCCCGACGTAGTTTGTGCAGCATACTTTGTCTGCCACCCTATCAAAAGCCTTGGCCCATCGCCCGAGCATGTGATGCGTGTTCTTGTTCTGGCTCCGGTAGCCGTCGTGGAAATGGCTCTTGTTATCGACCCATTTGAAGTCGAACCCGAGAAGCCCAATGTTTCGATATCCGAGCAAGTAGGCGTAGTTCAGAGACGCGAACCCAGAGTCGTACCCACGCAATGCCCCGATGTCCTCACTGAATCCGTCACCGCGTTCGCGCATGACATATGTCGCATCTGGGATGACCATCTCTTCGTCTGGTCGTCTGGCAATAACAACCTCGCCGTCGAACTTCAGGATTTCATCTTTCAGACGACTTGGAAAATATCGATCCAGCGTCACCAACACATCGCAGTTGGCGAGCCAACCAGACTTGTTTGCGCCAACTCTGAATGCTTCTGGCAGGGTGTCGAAATCAAACCCTTGGAGAGACGGACCAGACCCAATGACGAAGCAATCGTGCGTCATATGTCATAGTAATCGTCTGTTGGCGGGTTCGCGTACTGGTCTTGGCGGAACTTCGGTTTGACGCGGTCATCATCTTCATCTGCCGCATCCATCGCTGCGATAGATATTCCGCCGGCGGCAGGAATACCGAGACCGCGAGACCCATACTTCTTCGACTGCATCTCAAGTTTGGTCGCGAGAGAGTAATACTGCTTACTCTTGTCGCTGTTATCTACGCTTATGGACTCAAACTTCTCATTCACCTGAGATGCGTATTTGGCACCAAGGGCGCGAGCGCAGATCGCAGCAGCCAGATAAACGTCATCTGACGCTTGGGCGAGGGCGAAGACAATGTTGTCGTTGCTTATCGCATAATCCGTTGAATCCGTGTCTCCCACAAGGAAGCGGACGTTATTGATATTGGCCGATGCCCCAGTCTCATCACCCTCGACGTTGATGGTGATGAAACCGCTGTTTGGAAACGTCTCAACAGTGTTGTCGCTATAAGTGACAACGAACTCGGCTTCCAAGAAACCCGGCGTTGCCGTGTCAGCAGCCTCCCAATCGTATCGAACAGTCGGGGTTGTGTCCTCGGTTACGATGACTGCAGATTTGGATGTCCAAGTCTCAGTTCCGATTGATCGATACCGAAACACAACTGTAGAACCAGTAAGCACGACATCCGTAGGTGTCAGTGCGTAAAGGATTGCAGGGCCGGTGTCGTTCTGCTTGATGTTGAAAGTCGCCATTACGCCGCCCTTACGATTGTCCCGCCAGTCGAGGTCACAACGATAGTACCCCCATTGGCTGTATCACTCAAGTTTCCACCGTTTGTGGAATCAACTGGTAACTCTTCTCTGCGAACCCCAGGGTCTCGGAGATAGGGGGCGAAACCAATAACTTGTATGTCTGTCGCACCGACAGCAACGGACACACCAGTGTTTGCTACAGGTGCGTAGGCGAGAACCGATATCGCCTGAGTGGGTACGTTTGCTGCAACGCCGGTCGAAACAGTCGGTGCGAAGGTGTCGATAGAGACAACATTCACCGGGATGCGCGACGACGCACCTGTGTTTACCGCAGGGCTGTTCGCGGTGATGGCGACGCCTTTTGTCGGAACTCCGACCGCCACACCCGTGTTGACCTCAGGTGTAGGTGCAGAAACGGCGACGTCCACCGCAGGCGATAGCAGTCGAACGCCCGTTCCCACGCCGGGAACAACACCCTCAATAGTGGTTTCTTTGGCGGGAACTGCGACCGAGACACCAGTGTTTACGCTTGGTGCTACGCCAGCAACTCCGATGTTGTCGGCGGCAGGGAGGATCGCCACCCCGGTTTGAACTTGCGGCGCAAGGGCGTTTATCGAGACATTGGCGGCGGGGATAGCAGCCGCGACACCCGTGTTTATTACCGGACTTAGTGCGTCTACAGAGACGTCCTGAGCAGGGACTGCGACCGACGCACCGCCACTGGCCAACGGCACCAAAGGTGCGATGTTGATATTCGCGGCTGGTGCCGCAATCGAAACACCAGTGTTTATGGTCGGCGCGACCGCCGCAAGGCTGACGTTGCTCGCTGGAACTGCGACCGAAACCCCGGTATTGACGACAGGAGCGAGGACACCGACACCGATGTTGTCCGCGGCGGGGACGATTGAGACGCCAGTCTGAACTTGAGGTGCCAGTGATCCAACTGCGATGTCAGCGGTCGGCGATGCAACCGAAACACCAGTGTTGATAACGGGCGCGAGTGCGACAACGGAGGTGTCAGCGGTTGGGGCCTGAACTGAAACTCCCGTGTTGACCGCTGGTGCGAAAGAACTGATAGAAACTTCCGCCGCCGGAGACGCGACCGATGCGCCGCCGCTGACCGCCGGAACGAGAGCTTCTACACCCAGATCTTTTGTCGGAACAGTGGCCGTGACACCCGTGTTGATCGCGGGGGCGAGAGCGCCAACCCCGATATTGTCCGCAGCTGGGACAATAGACACCCCGGTCTGAACTTGAGGTGCGAGGACGCTGATTGAGGTCTCCACGCTTGGAGTCGCAACCGTGACACCCGTGTTGATGATCGGCGCAGAGGTATTGACGGATACGTCTGTCGCGGGTGGAGTGACAGACACACCTGTACTTGCGACGGGGGCAAAAACGCCAAACGAGATGTTTGCAGCTGGCGGTGCAACTGAACCACCACCACTGACGGAAGGTGAGATTGCAATGAATGTAATCTCAGCGTTCGGCGCAAAGACAGACGCCCCAGCAGCTACAAGAGGCTCCAGAACACCGAGAGAGACGTTTTGCGCGGGTATCCTAATGCCAATGCCGATACTGACCGACGGGGCCAAGGCGGTGATGCTTGTGTCCGCTGCATTTGGCAGAAGACGAACGCCCGTGCTCACTGTCGGCGCGTTCGCAGCGACCTCTACGTTGCTGACAGGCGTTGAAATTGAGACACCCGTGTTTACAGAGGGTGCGAGACCGCCAATCCCAATATTGTCCGCAGCTGGCAGAATAGAGACGCCAGTCTGTACTTGGGGTGCGATACCATTTAGCGAGGTGTCAAAAGCGGGGGCCACAACCGCGACACCCGTGTTGAGAACAGGTGGAAGCGACTCAATGGTTGTGTCTGCCGCAGGTGGTGCAACCGACGCGCCCGTGTTGATAAGCGGGCCAAATACTCCAACAGAGATGTTTGCAGTTGGAACCGCAACTGATGCCCCGGCGCTTACCGCAGGTTGGTTTGCGACCAGCGTAATGTTCGCTGCAGGAGGCGCAATTGACACCCCTGTGTTGACTACCGGAGCCTCAACTGAAATCGATATGTCTTGAAGCGGAACTGCGACCGCAACACCCGTATTGATGACAGGTGCAAATGTCGCCAACGCAATGGTCTTTGCCGGAACTGCTACGGACGCACCGCCACTTATCGAAGGTGCAATCGCGTCGATTGAAACCTCACCGCTTGGGATCGACGCTGTGACACCCGTGTTGATCACGGGTGCGAGCGGTGCAACACCAATGTTGTCCGCCGCCGGAACAATAGAAACACCAGTCTGAACTTGAGGCGCGAGAGCATTGAGCGATGTGTCAATGCTTGGGGCCGCAATCGTAACACCTGTGTTGACCACAGGAGCGAGAGCGTTGACCGATGCGTCCGCAGCGGGG